AGGTGTTCACTCCTGTATGCTCAATTCCTGAACTAGAAAGTTTGATGTACAACTGGGGATTCTTTGAAACTAACATTCACAGCCGCAGTTATAGTCACATCATTCGCAATATCTACAATGTGCCCAAGGATGTGTTTAACACTATCCATGATACAAAAGAAATTATTGATATGGCTAGCAGTGTGGGTAAGTACTATGATGAGCTACATCAAATTAATTGTCATAAAGAAATAGGGGAGGATATCCCTGAAAAAATGCATATTCGTGCAATTTGGTTAGCACTCAATGCTAGTTATGCATTAGAAGCGTTCCGCTTTATGGTATCGTTTGCTACATCATTGGCTATGGTTGAAAACAAAATCTTTATCGGCAATGGTAACATTATTAGCTTGATTCTACAAGATGAATTATTACACAAAGAATGGACTGCTTGGATGATTAACCAAGTAGTAAAGGAAGATAGTAGGTTCGCTCAAGCCAAACAAGATTGCGAACAAGCAGTATACGATATGTATATGGATGTTATTAGAGAAGAAAAAGATTGGGCTACTTACTTATTTAAAATGGGTCCTGTTATCGGACTTAATGCTAATATTCTTAAAGATTTTGTAGATTATACAGCCGTAAATGCTCTTAAAGAAATAGGCATCAAGTATCTTGGCTCAGCTCCAAAAAGCACTCCTATACCATGGTTCAACAAACATAGTGACACTAGTAAAAAGCAGACGGCCTTGCAAGAAAATGAAAGTACAAATTATGTTATAGGAATTATGTCTGAAGCATTAGACTATAACCAATTACCACAACTATAAGGAATAATATTATGCAAGCAATTATATGGTCTAAGTACAGTTGTGCCTATTGCGATCAGGCAAAGGCCCTATTAAATCAAAACGATATCCCATATGAAGAACGAATAATCGGTAATAGTTGGACCAAAGAAGATTTATTAGTAGCAGTACCAAATGCTAGATCAGTACCTCAAATTTTTCTTAATGAAGAATATGTAGGTGGGTTTCTAGAACTTAAACAAAAATTAACACAAGGATAAAAATGCAGTTTACAGTCAACGAAGTCTTAACATTTAAGATGAACAGTGGAGATGAAGTAGTAGCAAAGGTCGTTGCAGGGCCTGACGAATATGGATATATTACGGTGACCGACCCAGTTACTGTAGTTACTACTAATAATGGAGTTGGAATGATTCCAACTATCATGACCGCAGAACACAACGCTCAAAATAAACTAAATACTAATAATATTTCTATGTTTACGCTTACAGACGATAACATTAAGTTAAAGTATTTAGAAGCTACAACTGGAATATCAGTACCAACTAAAAAATTAATTATGGGGTGATATATGTTTTCAATAATAGGTAGAGGAGTTAGTAGATTAGGTGATATTAATTCTGCCAAGGGTAGAATACTTAGGGGAGCTAAATCAGTTTTTGTCAGCGGATTACCTGCAGGACTGCATATTAGCCCTGTTACTCCACATTTACCATTTAATGGTCCACACAAAGCTTCTTTTACTGTAACAGGTAGTCCAACAGTTTTCTGTGAGTATGCTCCACTCTTAAGAGTGGGTTCATACACTAATTGCGGGCATCCTATCGTACAGGGTAGTTTAACTGTTAGGTGTCCATGAGTAACTATGCTTCACAAACTCCGTTAGGGGTTAATGTTTTAGGTTCACTATTACAAAACACAGGGTTTACTATAAACCCATTAGTATTACAATACATAGGTGTTTCTAAAAATAATACCAATTATACACCCGGTAAACTTATAACAGGCACATGTTTAAATAATTTAACCAACGCTATTAATGCAGCTTATGGTTTAGTAACCGCTGTTATACCTGCATTATCACCGGGTGTGTATAACAGTTTAATATCTATTGGTTCAGATACAATACCTTGTTTGGGTAATTCTAAACCAAGTACATATGATTGGACCGGGCCGGCAAATACAGGATATTCAACTGCGGGTAATACTAATACTGGACAAGCAGCCACTTGGAATCCTTATAACACCTCTAATGCTAATAAAGCAGTAACACAATGGGGATTTTTAAGATTGCCTGCATTTCAAGCTTGGAATGAATATAATTGGAATGGTATACCACTTGCTGATACACCAGATTATAATGATTTTACTGCTTCTATGCAGGTCGCAGCGGGGTATGTAAGTTCTTATAATACTTCGCTATACTCTGTTGCACAATCTAATACTTATTTGAAAGGCATTTATAGCAATATGAATGACTTAATAAGTTCAGATGTAACTGGTGTAAATTTAGCTACCAATGCATTTGGTCAAGATTTAATCACATTAGGTAGAGCAATTAATTTACAAAAAATAGCACTATTTGGATTACCATCAGTACTATTACAAACTATAGTAGCCAATAATAGTTTAACACAAAGCCTTAGTTTAGCTTTGCTATCTAGTGGATTAACCGAAAATGAAATTACTAATATTATACTTGATAATGGCTCGGTAACTACTAAGGAACAAGAACAAAAGTTATATGGTTCATTTTTAGTTATAGTAGGTAGAGATTTACAAGAAATATTAATACCATTAAATTGCAAAACCGTTGGATTAGAATCACTAGCAGATTTACTTAATATAAAAAAATTATTTCCAAACAGCTATACTTCAATGACTGTTCCTGTGTATAACACTAGTGCAGGGCCCACTAATAGTAAAACGTATTATCCAATATTTGATAATCAAAGCGTAAATGGCAGATTGTCTAATCCTACTGTTAAAAATCAACTAGGTGTTATAAACCCAATAGGTGCACCCATTACTTTACCAAGTAGCGGCACATTTCAACTTCCTCAACCCGGCTTTGGAGCTTTTCTGATTGGAATAGTACCCGATGATATAGCTATATCTACGGGTGCATTTTCTGTTTCTATGCAACAGATTAATAATATAGCAGGAGTTGATATAGAAAAATTTGCACAGGTAGTTTTTTCTATTGAAACTACCAAAGGGTTAAATTTGGTTAACGGAACTGATGTACCTGTTAATACTGAATTAGCCACCGCCGCATTTAATATTCTTGCTCAAGGCACCGGGCCATCAGGGTCATATACAATGTCTGATTTTTTTGGTGCAATGTCAGGTCTTCCATATTATTGGCAAGAAATATATAATAATATTATAGATATTCAAACTGATAATTTAAAAACAATTTATAACAGTTTATATGCTTTAGTGTCAATTGTACCAGACTATAATATAGATATTGAAGTGCAAGCATTGATAGAGTTAGCTAATAATGAAATAGAAAAAATATTATCAAAAAATCAATTAAAGGCTGCAAACCTAAATAAAATTTACAATTTAGTAGGAACTCAATTAGCTAATGAACAAGAAGCTAGATATAATGCAATTTATCCAGTGCCTAGTCCTACTAGAGACCCTAAAATTAACCCTTATCCTAGTACCATTGTTAATTTTGTTAACTCTATATCTGAATTTGCACAAAGCACTGCTCCAAATATGGAAGCACAAACACTAGAGGCAATTGCGGACTTATCACTAGTTGGTGGACAAAGTATTATAGGATTAATGCGACAAGAAAGAAATCAGGCAAAACTTCAGCTAGCTGGAATAACATTAGATAATGAAATTTCTGGAGAATTAGATCCCAAATTAGCACAGATTTTATTAGCCAACGGTACCGTTGCAACGGGTGTTAAAGGAATAGCTGTAAATGGGGTAAACTGTAATCCTGATAATCCTACGACTATTTTCACTGCACCAGCATGTCTAGTTAATGTTACAGATACTAATCAACTTATTTCACCAAATCCATATGGATATATAGATCCAAATAGTCAAACTTTCTTAACTACTCGTAGTTCAACTGAAATCGGGCAACAGTCTCCTATTTCAGAAATATTAGCAGCCCCATTATATGGGTCATGTTCTTTGGGTCCTGAAGACAACGGAACCGGCCCTGCACTATGTTCACCTGGAACAGGGCCAACAATAGGTAGTCCGATACAACTTAATTCTGTTATCAACCCATTCCAAACAGGCGTAAGTTTATTAAATAATATACCTCAGCCATTAAACTGCACCCCTATTGTTACTGTAAAAGGAGGAGCTAGGGTAGCGACAGGAACAGGAAATCCAATAGACGATGGGAAATCAAAGACTTTGGGTAGTTTAGGTGGCTCACCTGATACTAATTTGGTTCCAATTAACATAAATAGTACGTACACATCAAGTACATT